GTTTGAGATTCAGCCCCCGTGCAGCCAATGATATGGGAACTTCAAATTCTATTGCTTTTTTTGCTGATTATTACTATTCCGGTACGCAATCCATTACTTTTGAAGCGATATACAGAACGGTATAAAAAAGGAGTACTCCATGAATATTTTATCAAAAACAGGTCGCCCCGGAACGTCAAGAACGGTTACGCCGGCGTCGGCTTTTATCCAGCCGTATGCGTTCGCAACCGGCGGGGACGGGGTCGCGGAGATCGAGCTTTACGGCGATATTGTCAGCAAGCGTCCGGTGGACTGGTGGACCGGTGAGCCGATCGAGGGATCGTTCATTATTCTATCGGATTTTTTAGCTGATCTTAAAAAAGTGGAGACTTCCAAAAAGCTCAGAATCCGTATTCACAGCGCCGGTGGCAACGCTTATGAAGCGCTGACGATACATAACCGGTTGAAGGAGATGTCCGGAAAGGGCGTCGAGATCGAAGTTATAGTGGACGGCGTGGCGATGTCCGGCGGTTCGCTGATCATGTGCGCCGGGGATTCGGTAAAGGTGTTCCCGGGCAGTTTGGTGATGATCCACTGTTGCTGGGTATTCATGTTTGGCGGATACAATGCCGCGGAGCTGCGGAAAGCGGCGGACAGCAACGACGCGGTTGACCGGTCTCAGGCGGCCATCTACCACGCTAAGACAGGCCTTTCGTTGGACGAGCTGACCGGTATGCTGGAGCGGGAAACCTATATGACCGGGCAGGAGGCCATCGACAGCGGATTTGCCGACGAGATGGTGGAGGGCGCCGCGCTGGAGATTGCCGCGTCCGCCGATCGCCGGACGCTTTTTGTCGGCGGGATGCCGGTGTGGTCGTCGTTACGGGAGGGCGGTATACCTACATCGACGGCAAGCTGATGGAGGCTATCGACCCGATCAACGGGCGGAACGTCATCAACGGCAAGGATTACGGCGCGGCGGTACGGGCGGCGCTGGGCAAGGCATAAAATTTAGCAGACAAACGGCGAAGCCGTTTGCCATGCGGGACGCGCGAGTCCTGCCGCGCCGCCTATAATTCATGCAAACCCCGCCCCCCCGGTTGACTTAACCGGGGGGCGGGGGTGTTCGCACTCCCGCGATATGCGCCGGATACGGCGTGACATTACGCTTGATAGAGCGACGAAAAGGAGAAAGTGCTTATGAACGCGAAAATACCGGAGAACACCGCTACCGACACTGCCGCTGCCGAAGAACAGGAGTATGCGGAGGCGATGAAAGCGGTCGAAAACAACAAGGGCACCTATACCCACAAATTCGTGGAGCCGTTCGTGTGGATGGGGAAAACCTATACCGAGCTGCGGTTCGACTGGGGCAGTTTGACTATGACGGATACCTATAACATAGAGGAAGAACTGCGGATTACGGGAAAAAAATCTGTTGTGTCCAAGAAGTTTGACACCTATTTCCATGCGGCGATGGCGGCCAGGGCCTGCACCGAAAAAATCGGCACCGACGCGATCGATGCCATGAGTATGGCGGACGGGCTTGAAATTCTGGAGAGGGCGCAGCTTTTTTTAATCAATCGGGGGTTAAAGTCGGCGACGGCGGGCACTGGAACCGGCAGCAATGCCTGATCATGTCCCGGAACAATTATACCCCGGTAGATTTTTGGCTGAATCTGCCGCTGTCGCAGTGGAGCGGGTGGGTTGCGGCCAATAACGCGGTCAATCCGAAAAAATAGCCGCCCGGGGGGCCGGGCGGCTGGTTGGTGCGGCGGTGATTATTGCAACCGTTGTGTCAAGGTGTCCTGCAAGACGCGGGACAGGCTCAAGCCGGATGCGACAACCTTGTCATCCATCCATTTCGGGATGCTGACGGTACGTTTGACGGCGCGGCCATCCTTTACGTCGGCTCTGACATAATTGACAAATTCCCGGTCGTTGGTTTGAACGCTTAACAATTCAGACGCGGCGGGTATCAGCATATTTTTGTCGGTCAGATATTCCAACCATTGGGTCAGAGCGGACTGCGCCATTGATACGGCGTTTACCAGATTTTTTCCTTCGCTGACACAGCCCGGAAGATCGGGAAAGGTGATGGTAAAGGTCGCGTCGGCATTGTGGTGGAAGATTGCCGGATAGACATATTCCATGAATAAAACCTCCTTCCATTCATGCTGTTATTTTGGGGCAAGGCGGTGGTGGGGCTGAGAGGACGCTTGCGTCCTCTATCTGAGCCCCGCCGCCTTTAGGATTTCCCGTGCTGTGTTTTCGTTGATTTCGGTATGGCCCGGGACTTGTACCGGTCTTGCGCCGTCCTTTTCGTAAATCGCGTGGTCGCCGGTTCGGTTGAGCTTGTATCCTGCGGCCGTCAGTTTTTTAACTAAGTCCCTGCGCTTCACTTGACCACCTCCTTACACCTATATTATACTACGTAATTTACGTAATGTCAATACTTATTTTACGTAATTTCGCGATTTTTTCAAAATTTTTTAAAAGTAGGTGAAATCCGTATGGCGACCAGAAAAGAATATGAGATGCTGTTCGCGCTCAACGCGCAAATGGGGAGCAGCTTTAACAGCACGTTTTCAAAAGCGCAGCAGCAACTGGTCGGTATGCAGAGGGAGCTCAAGGAGCTGTCCGAACGGCAGTCGGATATCGCCGCTTATGAGAAGCAGCAGGGCGCGGCGGAGGCCACGCAGAAAAAGCTGGAGACGCTCCAGGCGCAGTATGACAATGTCAAGCGGGAGATCGGCGAAACCGGTACCTACTCGTCCGCGCTGGAGAATAAATTGCTGTCGACCCAGCTGCAGATCGACAAGACCAGCGATTCGCTGGAAACCAAGACGCAGAAGCTGACGCAGATGGAGGCGGCGCTGCAGGGGGCCGGGGTCAGGATGGACAACCTCGGCAAAGCCAGCGCGGAGCTGGGCGGGCAGATCGAGCAACTCAAGCACAAGCAGGAGGAGGCGGCGGACGCGGCCGGAAGGCTCGGGGATTCGATGACCGAATCGATTGCCGCCGCCAGTCAGGCGTTTGTCGCGTCCGGGATCGCCAACGCGGCGAAGGAGGTCTTTGCTGTCTTTTCGGACAGCGCGGACGTCGCGATGGATTTCGAGAAGTCTATGTCGTCGTTGGAGGCGATACTGGGGGCTACCTCTGAGGAAATGAATATCTTGAAAGGCACCGCCAGTGAAGCGGGGCGGAATATGATATTCAATGCGGAAGAGATCGCCGGGTCGTACAAGTATATGGCGGTGGCCGGCGAGGACGCGTCCCGGATGCTGGACAGCATGAACGGGATCGTCAATCTGGCGCAGGGGTCCAACATCGATCTGGCACGGTCGGCGGAGATCGTGGCAGACTCGATGGAAGCTTTCGGGCTGTCGGCGAAGTATACGGATCATTTTGTCAATGTATTGGCGGCTACGACTAACGTGGCGAACACCGAGGTCGGACAAATCGGAGAGGGGTTTAAATATTTCGCGCCGGTCGCGTCGGCATTGAATTTTATCGTGGAGGACACTGCTTTAGCGTTTGCGCTGATGGCCAACAACGGAATCAAAGGGTCTCAGGCCGGGACCACGCTGCGCGGCGCCATGACCAATCTGGCGAATCCGGCGAAGAAGGCCGCCGCCGAAATGGATAGGCTGGGGATCAGCATTGAGAACCAAGACGGATCCATGAAGTCACTCGAGGAGATTATTTATCATTTACAGGATCGGTTTGACGGTCTGACAGAAAAACAGCAAGCGGCGGCGGCGGCAACCATTTTCGGGAAGGAATCCATGTCCGGTATGCTGTCGGTGATCCGGGCGACCGAAAAGCAGATGGACGACGCGGCGGAGGCCATCTACGGCGCGGATAAGGCGTTTGGCGGGCTTGGCGCGGCGGCCGGCATGGCGAATACCGCTACCGATAACGCCCGGAGCGCGTTGATCATCATGAATAACGCGAGCAACGATTTTAAGATGGCAGTCGGGGAAGCGTTGACGCCCGCGATAAAGGATTTGGCGAATGCCGGGGCGGATGCGTTCCGCTGGGCGGCGGATTTCGCCCGGGAGAACCCGGCGGTGGTTAAGGCTGTTACGGTGTTTACCGGGGTGATCGTCACCGCTACGGGGGCGCTGGCGGCGTATACGGTGGTGTCTAAGGCGGTGCGGGTGATGAATGTCGCGTTGGCCGGGTCGTTCGGGCCGATTATGGCCGTTACTGCCGCTTTCGCCGGGTTGGCGGCGGTTTTCACCTATATCGCTGACAATGGAAAATACGCGAATGAAGAAGTACGGGGATTATCGGTAACTACGCAGGAACAATATTGCAAGATGAAGGATCTGGAGCGGGAGTATAACGCGGTCGTCGATGCCGGGGAAGAACTGTCGGTCAACGCCCGGATGTTAAAAAGGGATCTGGACGATGCGACGGACGCTTTCAAAAATAACAGGCAGACAGCCGAAGAAGCGGCTGAGGCTCAAAAACGGTTTGTGGAAGCGTGTGCCGAAATTGAACGCGCCCGGGATGAACTGCTTGTTGGCGTCGATAAAGAAGGTCGGAGCACGAAGAACCTTGTAGACAGGCTGGAAGAACTTGTTGATGCGGATGGTAAGGTCACCGGATCGAAACAGGAAATGCTCGCGATCATTGATATGCTCAATGAGGCGATGCCTGAACTGGGCCTTTCATATGATGAACAAGAAGATCAAATAAATAGGTCTGTGAAAAAAGTCCGCGAACTTACCGAAGCGGAAATTGCCCGTAAAAAGCATGAGGCGAATCAAGACGCATTAAAGACAAATATTAAACTGCGTGATGAATGGGCAGAAAATGAAATACAAAACGCAAAAGATGTCGAGGTTGCCACTGATTTAATCAGAGTCGCACGGGAAAAGTATTATGAAGTAATCGAAGCGGGCGCAAACGATGAATATACTTTCGCGGATGATTATAACCGCGCCCTTTCTTTGGCTCTTATCCAGATCCAAGAAGCGGAAGAAGCTCTCGCCGAACAACAGGAAGAATGGGAGTTTGCGGTTGAAAAGGCGAATGAGTACAAGAATGTGGTCGGGAATTTGAGCGAAGAAATAGCAAAATTTGAGGTGCAGGACGCTATCAGTATTGTCACCGGCAAAGTGGAGGCACTGACCGAGGCGTATTACAATGCCTACGTAGAAGCGCACAAAAGCATTATCGGGCAGTACAAATTATGGGATGACGCGGCGGAGGTTATAGCTGTCAGCGCGGGCGAGATCAATAAGGCGCTGGAGAGTCAGGCGAAATATTGGCAGGATTATAACAAGAATCTGGCCGGGTTGTCTGACCGCACTGGTGATATTGAAGGTCTGAGCGAAATGATCTCCAGTTTCGCCGACGGCAACAAGGACAGCGTCAATGCGGTCGCCGGGATGGCGAAAGCGAGCGATGCCGATCTCAAGAAGATGGTCGCCAACTGGCAGAAGCTACAGGAAGAACAGGAACTTGTGGCCGGAAGTCTGGCGAAACTCGAAGTTGATTTCGATAAATCGATGGAAGAAATACAAAAAAGTCTGGAAGAATCCATTGAAAATATGGATCTCAGCGAGGAAGCCGCGAGAAAAGGGCGGCTCGCGATTGAGGCGTTTATTGATGGTGCGGAAGGTCAACTGCCTGCGGTTCAAGCGGCATATAAAAGGATCGCTGATGCCGCGAACGCTGGACTGGCGGGATACCTGTCGCCAAGAAACAGACCATCAACGGCCGGCGGCCATTCCGGTACCGGATATGCCAATTATATCCCATCCCATGCCGACGGATTGGATTATGTGCCGTTTGACGGGTATATTGCTGAACTGCATAAAAATGAGCGGGTATTGACGGCGGAGGCAAACAAAGCATATACGGAGTATCTCATGGTAGCGCCGCCGCTGATGGCGGCGATGTTTGCTGTCAGCGCTGCACCCAGAGCGGTAGGCGCGGAACTGAGTAGCGGCGGTAGCATTACGTTTGCGCCGCAATATCATTTTGCCGGGAATGAGACACCGGCGGAAGTGCAAGCCGTGTTCGATAGACATGACGATAGTCTTCGGGAGATGTTTTTCGATTTCATGGAGGATTATGAAGCCGACAAGGGCAGGAGGCGGTATTGATGAAAACATATACCACCATGCAGGGTGATAAATGGGATCTGATCGCCTATACCCAACTCGGCGACTGTGCGCACACGGATAAGCTGATAAATCTGAATCCGCAGTACCGGGAGTATTATATTTTTCCGGCCGGGATTGAGCTGGCGCTGCCGGAAATTGAATCGGATATTGTTGATTCCACGCCGCCGTGGAGGAGGCCCGAAGGATGAGCGATAAAAACCAAGCGCGGCGGGTGCGGGTGGAAGCGGCGTTTGCCGGCAAGGATATTACCCGGTCGCTGCTGCCGTATTTGAAAACCATCACCTACACCGATAATGAGGAAGACGAAACCGACGATCTGCAGTTCCAGTTACATGACCGTGAGGGCGTCTGGCTGACGGGGTGGCTGGGGGATGTGTTTAAGGCCGCCGTTACTCAGGCACAGCCAGCGGCGGCAACAGCGCCGGTTGCAACAGCCGTTACGGCGACGAAAATGTATCGGGTAACGTCCAATATCGGGTTGTATGTGCGCAGCGGCCCCGGCAGCGGCGGCAATATCGGTACGCTGGTATGGGGCGCTCAGATCGTAGTCAAGTCCATCTCCAACGGGTGGGCTTGTATTGATTTCCGGGGAAAGACCGGGTATGTCAGCGCGAAGTATATCGCGGAGATATCGGTCAGCAATACTGCCGGGTGGGTGTTTGGTGAAAAAGTCACGGTGAGCGGGCAGCCGCAGTATTCCAGCTATGGCGTCGGAACGCCGGGGGCGGCGGTGAGTAACCGCACCGGGCATATTACCGGGTTGAATCTGGCGAGCGGGATCAAATATCCGATCCACGTCGACCAAATGGGCTGGTTTGCTGAAAGTCAGGTGAAGAAGGCCGACGACACCGGCGGGGGTACGGCGGCGGTGACCGCGCCGGCACGGGTACCCGGCTTTACTATACAGGCGAAATTTGTCCGGGATAACTGGCACGGCGACGGTGTGGACAAGGTGCTGGACAGCGGTCAGTTTGAACTGGATGCCGTGACCTGCGACGGACCGCCGGCGGTTATCAATATCAAGGCTACATCGCTACCTTACGGCACACGGCTCCGGCAGACCGAAAAAAACCGGGCGTGGGAAGCGGTTTCATTGTCGGGGATCGCCAAGGAAATGGCGCGGAACGGCGGGATGGCTTGTCTGTTTGAATCTGTCTATGATCCGTACTATGAGCGGCAGGAGCAGGTACATACCAGCGATATCCAATTTCTTTCGGAACTGTGCCACCGGGCGGGGATCTCGCTCAAGGTGATCAACAACATCATTGTCCTGTTCGATCAGACGATTTATGAGAAAAAGGCGCCTGTTTTTGATGTCCGGCGCGGCGATGGCACTTACAGCAAATATCGGCTGCAGACCGGCGAAACCAGGACGAAATATACCTCCTGCCGGGTGAGTTATACCGATCCGGCCACCGGCAAAAAAATTGAAGCAATCTTCTATATGAATGGTTGCAGAAGTAACGCTTTTCCGCAGCGGCCGACATTGCGCCGTGGATCCAAGGGGCAGGATGTTCGGGATATGCAAAAACTCCTTGTCGACCGGGGGTATCCGCTTCCGAAGCATGGCGTTGACGGCCTGTTCGGGCCGGAGACCGAGAGCGCGGTCAAATCGTTCCAGCGTTCAAATAAATTGTCGGTTGACGGTGTTTGCGGCCCGAAAACATGGGCGGCGTTGGAAAGCACGACGACAGATGGGCTTAACCGGAACGGTCAGCAGCTGGAGATCACCGCGAAGGTGGCCAGTTACGCGGAGGCGCTGACGCTGGCCGAAAAGATGCTGCGGCTGCGAAACAAAAAGGGGCTGACCGCCAGCTTTACCTTCCCGTTTGATCCCGGTCGTGTTGCCGGGATCACCTGCACGTTGAGCGGGTGGGGGCCGTGGAGCGGGAAGTATATCATCACCCAAGCGAAGCATACCGCCGGGGGTTCGGCTTCCACGACACAGGTTTCGCTCCGGCAGGTATTGGAGGGGTATTGATGGATGAACTAACTTTGTTGAAAAGCATGGTACGGATCGGCACGGTTCGGGCGACGGATGAAATAAAGAATAAGGCCCGCGTCTGGTATGACGCTATGGGCATGATGTCCGGCTGGCTGTATGTCACGAAACGCGGGGAACCGTGGATGCCGCAAATAGATGACTGCGTACTCGTCCTGTGTATCCCTGTTTTGAATGGGGACGGGTTCATACTGGGGGGAATCTGATGGGAAAAATCGGGTGTTTGGGAGATATTGTGTTTACCGTATCTTCCGATAGAATTATAACGCCGGATAATGTGCAGCATTCCGGTTCTGCGCGGTACTCCGACCATCAACGCCACCTGCGGAAGTCGCTCCCGGAGTTTACCGGCGTCGACACGGATAAAATGTCTTTTACGAT